CGGATACATAGCCCTGCCGGTCAAATTCCCAGTATTGCCGCGTCCACAGCCAGCGGAAGCCCCGCAGGTACAGGCCCCAGTTGCGCAGGTAGTCTTTCATCCCTGGTACCTCCCCTTGTCAAAATCATTGACGATGTCCAGAACGTCCTGCTCGTTGCGGGCCACGTAGACCGGCCAGCCCGACAGGCGGGCATCCTCGTGGAACTTGCGCTGGTGCGGGGTCAGCTGCGCCCATTCCCCCTTGCCGTTGGCGCTGTTGGGCCGCTTCACCTCCACGAGAAAGAACCGCTTGCGCAGGGCACACAGCAGGTCGGGCAGGCCCGGGGCGGACAGGGTCCAGGTGCGCACCCCGCAGTCGTGCAGGGCGGCCCTGACGGCCTTCTCGTTCGAATCGCGCTTGGGATTGCGTCGCACCAGGCTCACGGCCCGTCCTCCAGCTTGGCGAGAAGGGCGACGTAGGCGTTCAGCACCCGCGCCAGACCTTGCTTCTCCACGAGGGCGCGGGCGCGGACGCCCTCATACCAATTGCGATAACCAACCGCCTGAACAACGGCCGACAGACCCGATCCCGGAGGGGCCGGAGCCTCCCACAGTGCCGCCTCCAGCTCCGCGACCCGCTCCAGCGCGTTGACCAGCGTGGCGCTGTTGTCGGTGGTGATCTGGTCGGGGTCGGGGGGCAGGGCGAGGGCTGCCGCTACTGCGTCGTAGTTTTGGCAGTCGGCGCAGTCGCAGGTCCGGTTGTGAGGCCGGCCGTCGGCTACGAACGTATCGCACGCCCGCTCAATCGCGTCTGCCCTGCTCATTTCTTGGCCCTCCGTCCGTCGTTGCGCAGGTATTCCCGCAGGCGGGGTGACTGGGCAGCCCTCGCGGCAGCGTTCGAGGCAGCCCACGCGGCAGCGTTCGAGGCAGCCCTCGCGGCAGCCCTCACGGCAGCCCACGCGGCAGCGCTCTCGGCAGCCCACGCGGCAGCACTCGAGGCAGCCCTCGCGGCAGCCCACGCGGCAGCCAACTCATCGTCTGTCGCCTTGCCGTCAGCAAACCGCCGCGCCACGGCCAACGCCTCCAATGACCGTTCATCTATCAACAGGTGGCGCACGTCCTCCGCGCAGTCCACGGCAAAGTGACGCATCCAGCCGTGATGCTCCGGCCCAAGTGCCCGCAGGCACCACATGCAGTCATACAGCCCGTTGGAGTCCAGCACGTCTTCCAGCGGAAACGGTTCGTCGTCCGCTTGGGTCTTACCCTTGGACACCAGCAGCTTGCGCCAGCCGTCCTCGCAGGGGCTATGCCTGCGGATCTGGTTCAGGGTCACGGTAATCACGGCTTCTTCCTCCGCACCCGGCGAGGGGTGATGGTCAGCCAGACGGGCTTATCGCCTTCGACGCGGTCCCATTTGGAGGCGTCCCAGAATTTCCGCCCGTGCAAATCCTCCCATGCCGCCACCCGCTTCGGCTTCCTGGGGGTCGTCACTTGGCCGTCCTCAAGGACTGCACCAGCTTGGCCGAGGCCGTGCCCGCCAGCGTCAGGTCGGCCTTGAGCCTGCGCACCTGGGCGTAAGCCTCGTTATCCCCCTTGAGCCGGCGCAGGGTCTGGAGCTGGAAGTCCGCCAGCAGGCCCAGCACCAGCTTGGTCTCGGGATCTTCGAGCTTCATTTCACACCCCCGTTGCGCCGACCAGGCACCAGGTCACGAGCCAGACCAGCGGCCAGTGCGAAGTAATCCACCTGCCAGCTGCCGCGCACATCCCGGCTGCGGATGTAGTCCTCCGTGCCGCCGGCCAGGTGGCGCCGGACCTTGGCCGCATCGATGTAGGCGTTGACGTCTTCATTGAGTGCTGCCTCGCACACGTCGTTGCAGGTGTAGAGCCGGCCGTCCGGGAGTACCGCCCCGCAGCAGCCACACATACGCTGGTGGGCGGTCATGCGATCCTCCACAGACCGTAGCGGCCGTCCGGGAGCTGGCGCGACGTCAACACCATGTTGAACTCCTTCGCGTGGGCCACCCGGCGGGAGGCCTCGTACTTGCTGTTGGCAACGAAAGAGGGCGGGATCACGGGCAGGTTCCTGATCTGCTCCTTGATGGTCACGCGGCGGATCTCAGAAGGGGATGTCATCATCGATCTCCTGGGCAGCCTGGTGCTGCTGCTGGTTGTTCAACTGGCGGCGCAGGTCCTGGTCGGGGCCGGCCTTGGCGGGGGTCGGGGCGGGGGCAGCTTCCAGCACCAGTCCGCCGATGCGCTGACCGCCGTAGCTGATGGTGGGGTCGTGGAACACCCGCACCTTCTGGCGCACCCACTTGTCGTCATCCCCGCCGAAGGTGGAGACCAGCCAGTTGAAGTTGGTCTTGTTCAGGGTCAGGGACGGGCGGTCCTCCTTCCAGTCCAGGACCAGCTTGTTCTCGGCCTTGCCGTCGCGCTCGAAGCGGTGATCCCGGACGTCCCGGATGGTCAGCACCTCGCCCTCGCCGGGCTGGTACAGCTCCTTCTTCATCCAGCGGGCCGAGGCGGCCATGTAGTTGGTTCGGTCGGTCACTATGTTTCTCCTGTGATGTTTGATGTTTCGACATGGCTAAGATAGCTTTTTCCTCTGGCCGTGCAAGCACCAGCCGATGAACGGTAGTTATCCACCGCCCACGACCGTCTGTCGGGTCTACCCCATTTGGGGTATGTGCAAGTGAGGGTTTTCGGTGTAGGCTCGGGGGTTACTACACCGGCAAGGACATATCCCGCGGGAGGTCCCTGCACCCCCTCCCGCCTCGCGCGCTCGGCTGAGTACAGCCTCCCGCGCTCGTTGGGTACACTGTCTAAGAGGGGAGAGGAAAAACTGCAAAGAGTTAGGCAGGGAAAGAGGGGGTAGAAACTACCCGCCACCTGTGCAATATTTGCCCACGCAACGTCCCCAACGAGACGAGAGGGTAAACGGCCATCGGTTCCTTCCCCCGCCTAGGCCGTAGCTTGGCCCTGGTACTGCTGCTGGCGGTGCCGGGGCCTCTTTTTGCCGCGTTGGAAATGCCCGACTGGTTCTGGCTGCAGAAAGTCGAGTCCCTGAATGATCGCCTGCTGCTGGACACGGTGGAGGGTGAGGGGCGGCTAGCCTACCGGGTCTGGTGTTTCAGGAACCACGCCGTGCCGGGACGCTATGAGATCGTGGGCTTTGCCCTGCCGGCCGACCTGACCGTGGCCGACCTGAGGCTAAGTGATTTCCGGCGCATCGAACCCGAAGTTTGCCTGGAACTCGGGGGCTGAAATGGCCAAGCGGAACAAACCCCTGCCCCAGATCACCCGGGACCGGCTGTGTGCCGGGCAGGCCCTGGTCAATCTGGCTTGGGTGGAGACTGAGCTGCGCACCCGCTACAAGGAACTGGACCTGGGCGAGATCCCGGCCCTAAAGGAATACGCCGCGATCCAGCGGTGGAAGATCGACAAGGTCCTGCCCGAGCTGAAGGCCGTGGAACATAGCGGCCAGGTCGAGGTCACGCACACGGTCACGGTCAAGGTGTCCTGATGGCCCACGTGGACATCGAGTTCACCGGGTTACGCCCATGGCAGTCCGCCCTATGGCCACAGCTGAAGCGATTCAACGTGCTCGTCGTGCATCGCCGGGCTGGCAAGACTGTGCTGGCGATCCTCTGGTTGATCTGGCGTGTGGCCCCCATAAAGAATGGGCGCGGCGCGTACTTTGCACCCCTGTACAACCAGGCCCGCCGCGTGGCGTGGGACTACCTCAAGCGCTACGCCGGGGCGATCCCGGGGACGGTGTTCAATGAGTCCGAACTCAAGGCCACCTTCCCCAACGGCGCCGTCATCTACCTCCTGGGGGCGGACAACCCTCACGCGATTCGCGGCATTGGGTTGGACGGTTGCGTTCTCGACGAGGTGGCCCAGATGGGTCCGGCGGTGTGGCGTGAGGTCATCCGTCCTGCTCTGGCGGATCGACAGGGCCATGCAACGTTCATCGGAACCCCTTTCGGCATGGCCAACCAGTTCTATCAGCTCTACCGGGACGCCGAAGCCCTCCCCGACTGGCACCGCTGCTACCTGACGGTCCACGAGACCCAAGCCATCCGCGAAGACGAGCTGGTGGCGCTCAAGCGGGAAATGAGCGAGGAGGAGTACGCCCAGGAGTTCCTGTGCGACTGGTCGGCGGCGATCAAGGGGGCCTTCTATGGCAAGGAAATGGCCGAGGCCGAGCGGGCCGGGCGGGTGGGGAAGGTACCCCACGACAAGACTTTGCCAGTCCACACGGCCTGGGACCTGGGCTTTGCGGATACGCTGGTTATCTGGCTGTGCCAGGTTGCCGGCGCCGAGGTGCGGGCCATCGAGTGCCTGTCGTTTCAGGCTACGGCGCTTCCGGACGTGGTGGCCGAGCTTCGCAAGAGGCCCTACAACTGGGGTACGCACTACCTCCCCCACGACACGAAGGTCCGGGAGCTGGGATCGGGCCGGAGCCGTGAGGAGGTGCTACTTGCGCTCGGGCTTCGCCCCACCATTGTTCCCGAGGTCGGCATTGCGGCGGGCATAGAGGCCACCCGTGCCCTGCTCCCCCGCGTCTGGTTCGACCGGGAGAAATGCGGTGCGGGTGTGGAGGCCCTGAAGACCTACCGCACCGAGTGGGATGACGTGCACCAGGTGTTCCGCAAGCAGCCCTTGCACAGCTGGGAGAGCCACTACGCCGATGCCCTGCGGTACTTCGCCGTGGGCAGCCAGGGCAAATCCCCCGACTGGGGGCCGATCGACTACCGGAAATACGACCGAGCGGTGATCTAGCATGGACGCAGCACAGACCGTCGCAATCCTGCGCAACCAAATCCAGGCTGCACAGGATGCAGGGCCCACGCCCGACCAGACCAATGCCGCGCTGGCCTACTACTACGGCCGGCCTCGTGGCGACGAGCTGCCGGGCAGGTCCGCTGTCCAGTCGCTGGACGTCTCGGACATGGTCCACGCGGTCATGGCCCAGATCATCCCCACCTTCGTGGGCGACACCATCTGCGCCTTCGAGCCCGACGCCCCGAACGATGAGGCCCAGGCCCGGCTGGAGTCCGACGCTGTCAACAACGTGATGATGGAGGCCGGCCGGGGCTTCGTGGTGTTCACCGAGGCCGTGAAGAACGCCCTGCTGCTGAAGAACGGCATCGTCAAGGCCTGGCTGGAGGAGACGGGTGGCCGGCGCTATATCCGGCTGGGGGCGGTGGACCCCGCGAACTTCGTGGTGGGGCCGGATACCAGCTGCATCCTGCTGGACTACGCCCGGTTCGTGGCCGAGCGCAAGGAGTACAGCAGGGGCGAGCTGGTGGACATGGGCCTGCCCCGTGCCAAGGTCGCCCGCGTCCCGGCCGAGGACGGCTATGCCACGGAAGCCAGCAATGCCCGCCAGTACCAGGGCATCAATGCCCGCCAGTACCAGGGCATCGACCCCGCCGAGGCGGACGCCGGCTGGGCCAATGAATGCGTGACCGTCTGGGAGTGCTACACCCAGCTGCCCGAATCCAAGGATAGCGCCAGCACGAAGCTGTACCGCTGCCTCGTGGGCGGGGACGTGCTGCTGCTCAAGGAACGGGCCGAGCTGATCCCCTACGCCGCGGGTACCGGGTTCCTGGAGCCTCACAAGTTCTGGGGGCTGAGCCTGTATGACCGGCTCAAGACCGTGCAGGACGCCAAGACCGCCATCCAGCGGCAGTGGTTGGACAACCTGGCCAACTGCAACAACGCCCGCACGGCCGCCGACGACAACGTGAACATGGACGACCTGGTCAACGGCCGTCCGGGTGGGGTGATCCGGGTCAAGGGCATCGGCGGGGTGGCCGACCACCTCCTGCCCATCCCGGTGATCGACGCCGGACCCGCGGCCCAGTCCTACCTCGCCTACATGGACAGCGTGCGGGCCGACCGTGGCGGCGCTGCCCTGCAGATGGCCAATGCCGAGGCCCAGCTGGTGGGCGCACAGGTCGGGTCCATGGGCGTGGACCGTGTGATGTCGGTGCAGGAGGCCCTGGCCGGGATGATCGCCCGGACGCTGGCTGAAACCCTGCTCCGGTCCGCCTTCATGCTGGTGCACACGCTCCTGCGCACGGAGCTGGCCGAACCCCTGATGCTGCGCCTGGCCGACCAGTGGGTGCAGGTTGACCCGAGCCAGTTCCGCCCGCGAAACAAGGTAAACATCAAGGCCGGCCTGTCGCCGGGCGAGCGGGCCCGCAAGCAGGCCAACCTGGCGCAGATCGTGAGCCACCAGCTGACCTTGCTGCAGGCCGGGCAGGACGGGACGCTGATCTCCCTGCCGAACCTCTACAACGCGATGGTGGACTGGGCCCGGGCCAGTGATGTGGACGGGGTGGAGAGCTACTTCACCGATCCCCAGTCCCAGGCCAGCCAGCAGGCCGCCCAGTCCAAGGCCCAGGCCGGGGCGCAGCAGCAGCAGCTGGCCGTCCAGTTCGAGCAGATGAAGGCCCAGCTGGAGGCCCAGAAGCTGGAGCTGGACAAGTACAAGCACGACACGGAACTGCAGTTCAAATACTGGGAGGCTCGCCTCGATGCCGAGACCGAAGAAGCAAAGCTCGTCGGAAGTGCAACCGCCAGCCTTGAGCTGGAGTCCGTCCGAGGCCGTAACCAACTGGCCGCGGTCCGTGAAGGAGGCGGTCCGGGTGCTGCTGGACCAGACGGAGGCCGAGCTGACCGAGCGGCATAGGAAGAGCTGGCTGCGGGCGAAGAACAACCCCGAGACGTTCCGGGCCGAGGCCAGGGGCGCGATGGAAGCCCTAGCCGCTGCCCGCCGGAGGCTTGACGCATGACGGACACCAGCGTAGAAACTGAGCTGTCGGATGACGGCATGACGCAGCTGCTGGAGACGGCAGAGCCGCACCGCCCACTGGGCGAGCAGGTCAACGACATCCTCGCGGAAGCCTTCGGCAAGCCCGCAGAGCAGCCGGTGGAGACACCGGACCCCCCCGCCGAACCCCCGCCCACGGAGACGTGGGACATCAAGACGGCCGCCGAGAGGCTGGGCGTCGAGCCGGCAGAGCTATACGACCGCCTGAAGGTGAACCTCGGAGACGAGGAACTGACCATCGGGCAGCTCAAGGACCGGGTCAAGCCACAGAAGGACTTCGAGGCCGACCGCGAGCGCCTGGTGAAAGACCGGGGCGAGCTGGAGGCCGACCGGATTGCAGCCCGGCGCGAGATCGCCGCCATGCAGTCCGGGAACCGCGAAGCCTATGAGGCTGGCCGCTCCGAGTACCTGAGCCGCGAACGTGAAGCCCTGCTGCGCAAAGTCCCGGAATGGGCAGATGCCGGGGTCGTGACCGCCGACCGCGCCAAGATCGCGGAGCTGGTCAAGGCCTTCGACTTCCCGCCCAACACCCTGGACTTCGTGGAGGACCACCGGCTTTTCGTCCTGCTGCGCTCCTACGCCCGTGACCGGGCAGAACTGGCGCAGCTGCGGGAAGCCAAGGCAAAGGCCGAGAGGCCGGCGCCCAAGGTTGCTGCGGCTCCCCGGTCAGGCCAACCCCAGACCGCTGCCCAGCAGTTCGGCAGGCTCAAGGCCGCCGTCACGAAGGGACAGGTTTCCCGTGGCGCGGCCATCGAAGCGATCCTTCGGGACGCAAAGGTGAAGTGACATGGCTGTTCTCGCAGGACTTGACGTTACCACCGCATCCACCGGCCTCGCGGCCGTCGCCACGGGCGGCGCCATCAACGAGGACGTGATGCAGAAGATCTGGGACATCTCGAAGATCCCGCTCCCGTTCCTGGACCGTGTCGGCCGTGGCCGCGTGACCGCCCAGAAGTTCGACTGGGTGCGCGACCGGCTGGCCGATGCCGCCGACAACGCATGGGTGGAGCGTGCCACCTACGCGGCTTCGGCCTCGGGCGTGACGGACTTCACCAGCTCCGCCACCTCGCCGCTCAACCGCTTCCAGAACCACGTCCAGATTTCGGTCAAGGCCGTGGCTGGCTCCGAGATGGCCGACCAGGTGTCGAGCATCGGTGGTTCCGGCGGCCTCGGCTACAACCTGATGGTCGCCCAGCAGGAGGTGATGCGGGATATCGAGTTCAGCATCGTCAACCGCCTGGGCGCCTCGGTGGCGGGTACGGCCTCGGTGGCCCCCCGCGCCGCCTCCTACATCAGCATCCTCGACGTGACGGCGTCGGGCGTGGTGGCCAATGACACCTTCAGCCAGGCAGGCTCCGGCCTGACGCAGGGTGGATGGGAGACCTCGGGCAACACCTGGGCCATCCCCTCCGGCACCTGCACCCGTGGCGGCATCACCGAGTCGCTGATCCGCACGGCGGTCAAGAATCTGCACAAGAACGGCGCGGCGGACCACGATACGGGCCTCGTGGCCATGTGCAGCCCGGACCTGAAGGAAACCATCAGCCAGTACATGTTCACCAGCTCGGCCCGCATCGGCTCGCTGGTGAAGGAGACGGGCGACAGCAACGGCCGGGCCGTGGGCTCGGTGGAGTACTTCCAGACCGACTTCGGCCTGCTGCAGCTCGTGCCCAACCGCTTCATGTCCACCCTGACGCTGACCAACGCCTTCAGCTCCCTGTGGATCTTCGACCCCTCGCAGTTTGAACTGGTGTACCTGCGTGGGCCGACGACCACGGCGCTGGCCAAGCAGGGCCTGGTGGACGTGCGGATGGTGAACGCCTACTGGTCCACCCGGTTCCACCCCGAGGCCTGCGCCGGCATCGTCGGCATCCTGGCCAGCACCGCGATGACGGCCTAATGCCGAAGAAGATCATGGAGACCGCCTCCCACGGACTGGTTAACTCCGTGTACCAGGAGGGCTCTAGGATCACCTCGGTTCGTCACCAGCCCGGCCGGCGGAAGGTTCTCGAACAGAACGCCGCCGACCGGGAGGGTGGCCACCGCAAGAGCGACTTCATGCGCCCGATGGCCCGCTTCGACCACGAGGCCCACGAAACGCTCAAGGCCAAGTACCCGGACGCCATGCGGGGCGATACCCGGGCGATGGAACGGTTCCTCAACACCAGTGAGGGCCGCAAGTACAGCCTGACGAAGCGGGGCGCGTCCCGTGCCTTCGTCTGGATGGGAGGCAAGCATGGACGGTAACCCGTCGCTTGCGAGAGGAGCGAGCTATGGCCGGTAAGATGCAGGGCTATTCCGATGCCACGGGCCTGGGCGGTGCCTGGAAGCCGCGGCTGACGAAGGCCTATGCGGAAGGGCGGGCCGACTATTGGGGCGGGTCCGGCAGCAATCCCCACACGGCCAATTCACCGGCCGACCTTGCCCATGACCACGGCTATACCAACCGTGGTGACGCGGCCTACAAGCGCGAAACGGCGGTGGCGTGATGGCACGTTATGTCCCGCTGATCACTAAGGGCGTGTCCGGCCAGCAGGGGCCGCCGGGGGCGCCTGCCCTGCCCGGTGGCTATCCAACGAACGGGATTCCCTTCTGGGACGACTTCCACGGCATCACCACCGGCACGACCATTGCCACGAGCAAATGGCTGCAGACGGCCATTGCCGGCACCAACACCATCGGCACCGCCGCCGGCAGCGCAGGGCAGAGCATCCTGGTACTGGGCACGGGCGCAAGCTCGGGCGACGGCGTGATCCTCGACTTGAACGGCCGGACCACCGTGACCGCCGGTTCCCTCGGTGCCCCAACGGCGCTGCCCGGCCTTTCGGTCGTCCAGTGGCGCTGCAACTTCGGCAATCAGACGGCGGTGCGGGCGGGCTTCGGGCTGGTGTCCTCGGTGGCGACCTTTGGCGTGCCGACTGGCACCAACTGGCTCACCGACCCGGCCACCACGCTGGCGGGTATCGAGTCGCTGATCTTCCATGTGGACACGGCGGCGGCCTCCGGGGCCCTGCGCTGCTTCTACCGGGACTCCGGCGGCACGGCAGACGAGACCATCACCCTGCGGGCGGCGCCGGTCTCGGGGACGTTCTACACCATCTCGGCGGTAATCAATCCCACGGCCGCGACGATCACGATCTATCTGGACGGCGTGGCGGATGCGACGGTCATTGACTGCTCGGGCTGGTCCGGTGGCAACGTGCGGCCGACCTTCGGCATTCAGACCTCGGCTGCGGGTGGGAAGATCTTCCAGAGCGATTACTACTACCAGGTGGTGGGCCAGACCGCCCGCCGCTAGCTATGCGGACACGGCCACGGAGGCGAGAGCAGCCCTGGCTGTGCCGGACGCCGGTACACCCCACTAGCACGGGGTATCACATCTTCACCCGGCCGGCGGGCATCCCGGACTTCGACTCCGTCACCTTCAGCGTGTGGCTGCGCCCCGAGGGCAACACCACGCAGGACGGGACCGTGATCCAGTTCACGCACCAGTACGAGGACCCGCTGGACCCCGGTTTCTGGTTCTACGAGCAGATGCTGCGCCTGCGATGGTTCCGCAACGAGCTGGCCCTGTCGGTCGAGATCTACGACGAAACCGCCGGACAGTACGTGACCAGCCGGCCGCTGGGCGACCTGATCCCGCTGGACCGTGGCGAGACCGCCCACCTGCATGGGATCTGGACCAAGGCCGGCGGGCTGGAGTGCCGGAAGAACGGGACGGTGGTCTACGAGAGATCGGACGCCACCACCACCAACGACATCCAGGGCGGCATCGTGAACTGGCACGCCATCTGCGGTGGGCAGGGGCCGCCAGTGTTCGAGACCGACTACATCAATCAGTACCAGGGCGCCATCGCGGACCTCTGGGTGGGCTTCAACCAGCAACGGGCATGGACGGACTTCGTGGACGAGCGGACCCTGAAACCCTATGACCTTGGCGCTACCGGCGACGTGGGCGGGGGCCAGCCGCTGGTGTGTTTCTCGGGCAACAGTTTCACGTGGAACGCCGGGGCCAACCGGGGCAGCATCAGCGGCTATGAGCGCATCCCCAACTTCATGCCTATGAGGGACCCGCCAGCATGAATTACACCACCCTGCAGTCGGACGTCGGCGCCTACCTGCACGACGCCAGCAACAGCCTGATCACCACCTTCATCGAGGCGGCAAGGGTGCGCATCGGCCGTGACCTGCGCAGCCCCGAGCAGGAAACCACCGGCACGGTGTCCAGCTTCACCGACGGCATCGGTGCACTGCCCACGGACTGCATGGAAGTGCGGGCGGTGTGGGAGGGTGACGTCCAGCTGCGCAGCGTGAACCTGCAGGAGATCAAGTGGTGGGCCAGCGCCACGACGCCTGCCGCCTATGCCATCTACGGGCGCAACATCTACGCCCCGGGCGCCACCAGCCTGACGGTGACCTACTGGAAGGTGGAAGCCGCCCTGTCCAGCGGCAGCACCGAACACCCGACGATGGCCGCCTACCCTGACCTGTGGCGCAACGCCGCCGTTGCGGAGGGCTACGTGTACAAGCGCGACTTCGAGGCCGCCCAGGGCTTCTGGACGCTGTACAACGACCAGGTGACGGCCATCAACGCGATGAGCCAGCGCCTGCGTATGGGCGATGCCCCGGCAGTCATCACATCGGATGCCAACACCAGCGCCTGGGGGAGTGGCCTGTAGTGGCTGAGAAGGTCGCCAGCTTCCGGTTCGACTCCCTCAACACCGACCTGCCGGCGGTGGTGGCACCGGAAAACGCCTGGACCAGCCTGTCCAACTTCATCCCCCGCAACGGCCTGTACGAGCGGGTGACGGGCGATGCGGCGATCAGCGCCAGCTCGGACACCAGCTCAGGCACGCACCTGGGGCCGATCGCCGGGATGCAGATCCGCTACTACAGCTCCCCGGGCGTGTTGGCCGCAGGCCCGCTGGTCTACGGCCTGCTGGATGGCACCACCCCGGAAGTGTGGGCGTGGTCCGGCAGCGCGCATACCAACGTGACGGACGGCAAGTGGTCGGCCACCACGAACGGCACCTGGACCACCACCCAGCTGTCGGACTATGTCTACTGCATCAACGTCAGCACCAACCCGCCGCTGTTCTATGACACCCTGACCGCCCTGTGCGACACGCTCGACGGGTGGCTGGACACGGGCAATGCCCGGTGCCTGGCGCTGCGGGCGTTCAACGACCACCTGTTCGCGCTCAACGTGGACAACGAGCCCGACGCGGTCTACTGGTCGGACGCCGCCAGCATCAACCTGCCGCCGTCCACCTGGACACCCTCGGCCACCAACCAGGCGGGTAGCGCGTTCCTCGGCACCGGCGGGGGTGCGATCGTGGACGGCCTGCCCCTGCGCGACAAACTGCTGATCTACAAGAAGCAGGCCATCTGGATCGCCGAGCGGATCGCCGGCAATGACGTGTACGGCTTTCGGCGCCTGTTCGGCAACGTGGGGGCACTGGCCACCAACTGCATTGCCTCGGACGGCCTGCAGCACTATTTCTTCACCGGCAAAGACCTGCTGGTGACGGACGGCTCCCGCTGGCAATCCATGCTTTCGGCCAAGGCCCGCAGCCTGATCAACGTGGACACCACCAACTGGGCCCGCAGCTTCGTCTACTACGACCCGGTGGGCCGGCAGGTGCATTGCTGCTGGCCGGCCTCCGGTGCCTCCAGGGCGACCAAGGACCTGGTCGTGGACGTCACCACCGGGCAGTGGGGCCTGCGGGACCTGGACAGCGCGCAGGGTATGCTCTACGTGCAGGACGGGATCAGCGGGTCCAGCGAGTTCGGCGAGACCTGGATGGCCGACCCGCTGAATGACCGCTGGCTGCGGATGGACTCGGGCTCTACCTTCGCCGGGACGTCGATCTCCGCCAACGTGGTGCGGGCGGGGCTGACGTTCGGGGACCCCGGCCGGCAGAAGGTCATCACCTGGGTGCGCCCGATCATCGAGGCCCCGGACGGCGCGGTGACGGTCACGGTGGAGGTGTCGGCCACCCAGAACCCCGACGATGCCCTGTCCTACGGCTCCGCGGTCAACTTCGCCACGGCCAGCGCCGACAAGGCGAACATGAACAGCGCGGCCGGGCGCTACATCGCCATCCGGCTGGCGTCCTCCGGAGGCTTGCGCTGGCGCTGCGCAGGCTTCGACGTGGGCTACGAACTGACCGGGGGCTACTGATGGCCTACACCCCCGGAACCGTGGCGCAGGCGGACGTACAGGCGGAGCTGTACCGGGTCAGCCGGGAACTGCAGGCCCCGGCGCTGGACTACCTGAGCCTGAAGGTCTGGCACGCCACCCCGGCGCGGCCTTTCGAGGGGATGGTGGTGCTGGCGGACGGGACGGACTGGGACCCCGGCAGCGGGGCGGGCGTGTACTGGTATGACGGTGCGGCATGGAATCACCTCGGGTAGTGGTGGACATCGCGGAGCTTGCGCCGTGGTTCAAGCGCCTTGAGCGGGCCTGTGACCACGACCTGGACGGCCATTCGGTGCTGGAGATCGTCGAGGGCATCAAGTCCGGGCAGTTTCTGGCCTTCGTGGTCGGGGGCACCGGGCTGGTGGTGGTGGAGGTGCTGGAGCGGGAACACCGGGTGCTGAACGTGGTGGCCTGCGCCGGCTGGGGAATGCCCAGGTGGATCCAGCAGATGGTGGCGTTCCTGCAGCAGCTGGCCACCGACCAGGGGTGCGCAAAGGTGCGGGTGCAGGGTCGGCGAGGGTGGATTCGGGTTTTGCAGGGGCTGGGTTTTACCTACCGGGCCTCTGTACTGGAGATGACCAATGGTTAGTTTCGGCAGCAACAAGCAGTCCTCGGCGCCGGGCTCGGTCTGGAAGCCCCAGCAGCCGTTCCTCAGGGACCTGTATTCGGCCGCCCAGGGGCTGTACGGGCAGCAGGGGTTCATCGGCGAGGCCTCCCAGGGCTTGAGCCAGGGGCTGATGCAGGGCGCGGGCGGGTTCTTGAACAACGCCACCAACCCGGCCATCGGCAACCTGATGCAGCGGGCCTCCGGCCAGAACCCGTACATTGACCAGCAGGTGGCGGGTCTGGGGGCCGACATCGGCCAGTTCGCCCAGCGCTACCTTGGCGACATCGGCAGGTCCGCGGGCC